ATCGTCACATAAGACAACAGCCACCACGACCCTCCATCGTGGTGTGGGTAAAGGAGTGAGCCATGTCGAACAGCATTGACGACTACGACGACGAGGCAGGCGAACAAGCCAAAGACCCTGTTCGTTCCCGCATGAAGAAACTCGAAAAAGAGCTTCAAGAACGGGAAAAACAGTTGGCAGAAGCCGCACAAGCCCAACGCGAACTGGCCTTCCTAAAAGCAGGTGTACCTGCCGACAATCCGATGGCCAAGTACTTCGTGAAGGGTTACGACGGAGAAATCACCGCTGACGCGATCAGGGCCGCGGCCCAGGAAGCCGGACTCATCGCTACTGAGAAGGCCCAAGACGAACGCACCGCACAGGAGCAGCAGGCTTGGAACCGTCTACAGAAGGCGTCACGTGCTGGCGAGACGAGCGAACCAGTCGTTGATTGGAACGCGAAGATCAACCAGGCACGCAACCAAGAGGAAGTGCTGCAGATTCTGGCTCAGGCAAGGCAAGAAGCAGAAAACATCTAGCCCGCAGGCCCCGCGCCTGTCGGGGAAAGTAACAGGTAACAACAGTGTCAAAGACACAGCAGTCCAGTTTGCTGACTGACCAAACAGCATTCGACCGCATTGCGTACTTTGCCCTCCGTAGCGAACTTCTGTTCGACGCGGTGGCAGACGTGATGCCGGTTGCCCAGTCCATGCCAGGTTCGAGCGTGAAGTTCACGATCTTCAACGATCTGGCCGCAGCAACGTCAACCTTGACCGAGGACACCGACGTCACCCCAGTGGTGATGGGCGACAGCCAGGTCGAAGTGACCCTGGCCGAGTACGGCAACGCAGTCAACACCACCGCCAAGCTCCGTGGCACGTCGTTCCTCGACGTGGACTCGGCTGCCGCGAACGTGGTCGGCTACAACGCCGGTATCAGCATCGACTCGGTGATCCGTGACGTCCTTGCCGGTGGCACCAACGTGGTGTACGGTGGCGGCGGTTCGACCGACGAGACCTCGCGCACCGCGATTGAGGTCGAAGACATCATCGAGGCGAACGACGTCCGCAAGGTCGTTGCCGCGCTCCGCAAGGCCAACGCGGTGTNNACGTGTCGTACGACCTCCGCCGTGAAACGGGTGTCGCCTCGTGGCGTGACCCGCACGTGTACAGCGATCCGGCGAACATCTACAACGGTGAGGTCGGAGCGTTCGAGGGTGTGCGTTTCATCGAGACGCCGCGTGCCAAAATCTTCGAGGATGCCTCGAACGGTTCAGGCTCGACGGGCACGATTGACGTGTACTGCACGCACATCATGGGCCGTCAGGCTCTGGCGAAGGCTCACTCCATCGTCGATGGCAACGGACCGTTCCCCCGCGTGGTGCGTGGTCCGGTTGTCGACGTCCTCTCGCGCTTCCAGCCGGTCGGCTGGTACTGGCTCGGAGGTTACGCACGATTCCGTGAGGCGGCCCTCCGTCGCATCGAGTCGGCGTCGAGCATCGGCGCGAACTCCTAAGTAGTTCGCTCCACTTGATGTGGTGGGGCGGGTCGTTCTCCCCTGCGGCCCGCTCCACCGCTTCGTGCTATTCTGTCGGTCGAGGTAACTGATGTCGATTTCCAACTACGCAGAAAACAAGTTGCTTGACACGCTCCGCAACCAGTCGTTCTCCGTCACCACGGCGTACGTAAAGTTGCACACGGGCGATCCTGGCGAGGACGGCACCAGCAACGCGGCGACCGAGACGACACGCAAAGCCGTCAGTTGGTCGGCTGCATCCTCTGGCTCGATGGCTTCGTCCGCCACTCTCGAATGGACGAACGTGGCCGCTACCGAGACGTACAGCCACTGGTCGTTGTGGGACAACTCAACCGCAGGCAACTGCTTGTGGAAGGGTGCGTTGTCGTCTTCTGCTGCTGTCACGGCTGGCGATACTTTTCAGATCACTTCGCTGACTCTGACCCTCGACTAAGGGTGAGGTAGCCAGATGGCTACTGGTGTCACCGACTTTACGTTCGGGTTCACGGACACTCCTGGGTTCCGTGAGTTTGAGGAAGTCCCGAACTTTGCGTACCGCAAGGTCGTCTATTTTGCGTCGCCGTTCAAGGCGACTCAGGCGTTTTATCGCGGGCTTGTCGTCGTCGACCGTACAGCTTCCGCGTCAGGTACAGGGTCAAGTGCAGCGTCAGGGTTGCATGTATCTCCGCGTACAGCGTCAGCGTCAGGGACAGGTTCATCGTCGACCGTTACTGTGCTTACGGCGAAACGTACGGCAATCGCCGCCGGTACGGGTTCTTCGACTGCTGAGGGTGAGCGGGTCGTTCCGCGTTCGGCTACGGCGAGTGGTCAAGGGAGTACTGACGGTGGTGCCGTCGGGTTGCACATTGCGCCCCGTACCGCGTCCGCATCGGGTGTCGGGTCGGGCACCGTGGAACGCGTCGTCGTCCGTGCCTTCACCGCGTCCGCATCAGGCACAGGGTCTGGTACTGCCACGGGTGTACGCATCGTCCTGCGCACCGCCACCGCGTCTGGGACGGGCACGTCAAGCGTGTCTGGTTCAGCGACACGGGCACGCACAGCCACCGCATCAGGCACAGGGACGTCTGCGACGGTCACACTCCGTATTTGCCCCCGCACTGCTACCGCGGTGGGAACAGGGTCGGGTACCGCGTCTCGTCTGCGGATCGTGCTGCGCACGGCAACTGTCGCAGGTGCAGGCACCCAGGTTTGTGTCGGGGCACGTATCGAACGTCGCACGGCAACCGCGTCAGGCATCGGCAGTTCAACCGCAACGCAGAACAAACTGTTCATCTTCCGCACCCCGACCAGCGAACTACCTGCAGCGGACTTCTTTGCCAAAGACATCGCCAACCGCCTGTTCTCGTACGCCACCCCAGGCACACGCGGGAAGAACATCTACAAGTTGACGGACGGCTCGTACACGGACGTCGATCCGCGTGACCCTGACGATTACACGAAGCTCTACTACGGCGGGCGCATCAACTTCGTGTCGGCAGAGGAGAAAGCCGATCTCGTGTCGGCAGGGTATGGTGAGTACGTAACATGAGCATCTTCCGCCCGCCGACCGACGACTTCATGCACCTCGGCATCCCACCGAAAGAGTTTGATTCACAGGAGGCACGGGTCGCGTACGCCCTGTTCAAGCATTACGACCCTGAACCTCGCGGTCGCAACGTGTTCCTGTTGAACGACGGAACCTACACGGAGAACGAGCCGTCGGACATGACGACCGTGACTAAAACGTATTGGGGCGGGCACGACAACGAGGTTGACGCAGCCGAGGTTGCTAGTCTTACTGCCGCAGGTTACGGCGCATACATCAGTTAGGGGAACCGTGAAACACAGGGAGACGCATCCGAACCTCGATGTCGAGGGTTGTTTCGCGTGCCGTATTGCCCACTTCCGTGTGTCCGGTTCCGCGACCCCGACGCGTGCGAACGTGTCGGAGATGAACCGCAAAGAACGCGTCCTTGACAAAGACTTGGATGCCTACAAGCGGATACGCAAAACGGGCGGACAGCCGATGAAGATTGACGGGTCGGCCCGCATCGAGAAGACGGCAGATTGAACTACCAGTCTTGGTTGGGGTTCCCCGATCCCAAGTATGGGTACGGGGCGATGCTTGACAACATGTTGCGTCACGTACCTGATGATGTGACGTTGCACGAACACGCGGACGTGATGGTCAACATGTTGCAACCGTACCAACTCAAAGGGTTTTACAAAGGTCAGCATCGCACCTGTTTCACGATGTGGGAATCCACGGAGTTGCATCCTCGCGGGGCGTTGTGGATACGGTTCTACGACCAGATACTCGTGCCGTGCGACCACAACGTCGAGTTGTTCTCCCGTTACCACAAGATCGTGAAAAAGGTTCCGTTGGGGGTGGATCACAAGGTTTGGAAAGCGACACCACGCCCAGAGAACAAGCGGTTCAGGTTCCATGCGGGCGGTTCGCAGTGGCTTCGCAAAGGTTTGGACATCGTGCTGGAGGCGTTCAAGCGAGCCGATTTGGACGCAGAGTTGCATCTAAAACCCAACCCTGAGGCGCACGGCGTACCGCCGCTCACCCTGCCGGACAACGTGTTCATGCACCGAAAGTGGTTCACCCAAGACGAAACCGTCAAGTTCTTCAACGACGCCGACTGTTGGATAGCGGCTACCCGCGGCGAAGGATTCGGACTCATGCCTCTACAGGCGATGGCTATGGGGGTACCGACGATCATCAACGCTTCGTCTGGTCACGCCGAGTTCGCGGACTTGGCATCCATCGTCGTACCCCACGGCCAATCCAAGTCCCTGTACGGCGGCCTATGGGACGAAACCGACCCCGACGATTTGGCGGAAGCGATGCGCCACATGTACGCCAACCACTCCACCTACAAACTGGAAGCCGTCACCAGGGTTCCCAAGACGAAACCGTGGTCGTGGAAGAACGCGGCCCGCAAACTTGCCGATGCCTTGCCTGTCGGCGGGTTGCTTCAGGACCCTGTGTGGGAGCGGGCGTTCCTGACGATGCCGATGCGGGTCAACAGGAAGGCGACTGGCAGCATCAACGGGAGGGACTTTACTTACCTGCCTGGGCAGGACTATGTGGTGCCGGAGAACATCTATCAGTTACTATTGGACGGCGGTTACGTCTTGAAGGAGCCACAGTGAAAAAAGCGTTTTGGGACAAGAAAAATCCGAAGAAGAAGTCGAAGCCCCTGTCTGCTGGTCAGAAGAAGGCTGCGAAGGCGCGTGCCGCGAAAGCCGGTCGCCCGTACCCGAATCTCGTTGATAACTCGTGGGCGTCGCGTCGTGGCTAAGACTCCTGCGTGGCAACGCAAGGAAGGCAAAGACCCGACTGGCGGCCTGAACGCAAAAGGTCGCGCATCAGCGAAACGTCAGGGTATGAACCTGAAGCCGCCGGTGTCTGCGAAGCAGGCGAAGCGTTCACCGAAAGCCGCTGCTCGCCGCCGATCCTTCTGTGCCCGCATGTCGGGTATGCCTGGTCCGATGAAGGACTCGAAGGGTCGCCCCACTCGCAAGGCTTTGGCTTTGCGTAAGTGGGACTGCTAACCTGTTACCGAAAGTCAGGAGAACATGATGGCCAAGAAGTCAATGAAGCTCGGCGGCGGGGGACGTTTCGCCAAACTGGAGAAGTCCCTCAAAGGCAAAGTGAAGGACCCTGCCGCTGTCGCAGCGTCCATCGGTCGCAAGAAGTACGGTGCGAAGAAGATGGCGAAGATGGCTGCCGCCGGAAGGAAGCGTGCCAAGTGAGCAAGTACAAGTCGAAGGCCGCCAAGATGCGCCACGAAAAAG